CTTGGGGCCTTTCGGTCAGTGTGCGAAATCATACTTGATCAGCGATGTTTAATCCTTATAGGAGTAAAACCATGGACGAATTTGTCCGCATCAAGCAACATTTGCTTGCGCTTGGTTTTAAAACACAGATGGTGAATGTCTTTGTAAAGGACATCAAACATAGTGTAACAGGCTCAGGTGTAGAATGGTTTGTAAAGAGGTTTAAATCTCTAAAACAATACCATCTATCCCAGCTGATGGATAGTAGTTTTTCTACGATTCCACCAGGATGGAAAGTGCTTAAGACGAGGACCCGGACGGTGTTTCACGACCCGATGGTACGCCTTGTTATGGATCTGCCTAACGAAGGAAAATCTTTGCTTCGTAAGGAAGGGTTCCTCCGACTTCACCAAGTTTTTAAACTGAAGGATATATCGGATGACCAGTACGCCAAGTTTTGGTCCAATGTAACGGGCCCTTACTCTGGCACTGAAGAAGCGTTAGATATGAGTATTAAGCTCGTAACTAATGGCTTCACAATGATGCATTCGACTTTGTCAAAGAAGTCGAATTTTGTCTTGGATAGTGATTTTCTTCCGCTTCGGATTTGGAGTCCTTGCGAGAAGGGAGCACCTCAAGTCGAGTTTCGCTTATGTGATCCAGACGGCTTAACAACCGTTGGGATTCGGATAAGATCTGCCTCACGCATGAAAGTAGAAACACATAACTTTATGCGCTACATGGTCCGTGACGAAGCACTTAATCGTCACTGGCACCGGAACAAGTGGACAACATCCCACGCGTTCATTGGGGAGGGAGAGGTCATACCGTATCGACCGTTATTAGTCGACGGCATGAACCTACCCGCAGGCACAATAGGTTTCTTGCAGGAGGGAGGTTGTAAACTCCGAACTGTAGCTAACCCATTTTTGTGCATTCAAGCCCTGGGAGAACCCGCAAAACGTAGACTTGAAAGTCTATGTAAGCTAATTCCCCAAATCGGTACATTTGATCAAGACGAGTGTCATACTCAGATTGTCAAATGGCTCAGTCAGGGTAAAACCGTTTCGTCATATGACCTAACGGCATTTACTGACAGGTTCCCGTACGAAATCCAGAAGGAGGTTTTATTCTACCTGGTGGAGTGCGGGTATATCCTTGAGAGCGATAAGGATCTTTTTGACCTTATAGTTACCAAGGAGTGGAAGCTTCCCGGTTTGCAAGGGAGCATCCGATGGGAGGTGGGACAGCCTTTAGGCTTTGGACCCTCTTTCCATCTGGCCACACTTACCCATCACCTTTTGTTACAGGGTATGGGAAGTACGGAACATCTCGTTGTAGGAGACGACATCGTGATAAACGATCTCGCTATCGCAGAACGATATGAGCAGCTACTATTATCTTTGGGCGTAGAAATATCACGCTCGAAGAGTATCGTCAGTAACCTATTCGCGGAGTTTTGCGGTAAACTACTGTCACCCGAAGGGGTAAACCCTTCAACAAAGGTGAAGCTTGTAACACACGGAGACCAGTTAGTTCGATTAGTCGACTATTATGGTCCGAGTATACACGAATTCCTTTCGCCATGCGAAAGAGAATGGGTGTTTAAGGTAATGCTTCCTAAGTCTCTTGGAGGTTTAGGTATAGCGCTACCAGGGCAAACCTACGAAGACTACTTATGTAGTCTAAGGACGGGTACAATCGCTGAAGCAGAGTTAATCGCAGACTTGGCGAAGGCCTTAGGGTCCTCACAAACTACGAAAGACACTAGAGCGATGTGGGATTGGTTAGAAGCGTTTGACGCCGATAATGATCTCACAACCGGAAGTGTCGGAGGTGCTTCCTTTTCTCCTTCGGGGGTTAATGGAGTTTCCGCCACCAACCACTTTCCTAATGGCTTTCCAAAGCCAAGAGGGAGAGGGGACCTCATGGAACCATATAGATCAAAAACCTATATTGCTCTCCGTGATGATCTCGCGAGGGTTGAAATCTCGCAGAAAACTCGACTGCCACAATCTACAAAGCATCATTACTTTTGTAGACACGGCTATTTAGATAACGTGACTGGGATTTCCCCTGCCACGACTTTCCACTGGAGAACTAACAATGATGACAAAAAACGTCAACATCAAAGCTACACCCACTACTTCGAAACCGAAAGAGCAAAGCTCGATCGTGAAGAGGACGAAAACCCACAAGGAAGGTAAAACTCCCATGGTGAGATTCGATAGTAAACGAAAGACCCTATATCTGTCCACTAAGATGCAAATCGAAGGTGACAGTTATGAGGGTATCGAAGTCCCATTGGACCTCGGGAATATCCCTGAGTCAACAAGACAAGCAGTTATCGCTAGTTTTAAATTAGCCATAGCCTACTGTAATGGGAATAAGATAGACCAGAAACGCTCAATGCCCCTCCCTAAAGAGGAGGGTACAGAAAAGTCTGATATGGTCGAACTCCCTAGTCTCAGCGAGAAGTTTATTATGCTACTCAATGAGCTCTATCCGACTCCTAATGTGCATTCAACACAGACAGAGGAGGCTGCCAAGGCAGATGTAACGTAATACCCTAAAGCCACATAGGGGCCCGTAAAGAGGCCAAAAGTGCTCCAAAGTAGACGGTCGCTAGATTATACTAACGTATG